CAGCACTTTGGGTAATGAATCCTCCACCTTGCGAAGGTGTCAAACCAGTGACCATTTGATTGTCATCAAGACCATTGGTTGAATTGAGATTCAGTGGGTGTATGTGACCCGCCTCATTTGCTGTTGTTCCTGTGACACCAGTCGCCGGAGGGTTGATCGACAAACTGACGTTTGGAAGCTCCGCTTGAGACAATTGGTGAGACTTTTCACCACCGGTTTCGTTCAACGTGTCGAACTCGGTTTGGGTGACGTCCAACCCAACGCTGACGCGTCCTCTTGTGTCTGGCATGATGGCGTTTGCACCAGATTTCATCCCAGCCGGAAGCTTTGCCCACCAAGCGGGATATAGAGTCTGCGCATTCACAATTGTTTGCCCAGCCATCGTCAACCACTTTGCGCTCGGCGCCGCAACACCCATGTAATCGACAATCGTACAAATCGGCACATTGTCTGCCATCCAAGCATCGAGCTGCGCATTTGACACACCCGGAACACCTGTCGGGCCACGCACACTGCCGGCATCGATCGTTGACGCATCGTGCTTTGTGAGAATCAGGTTGTCTCCAACAACATCGCCATCGACGATGCAGGAAGCTTCGATCTCAAGCATTCTCTCGGCCGTAAAGCCAGTTACACTAGCCATGGTTCTCCTTAGTACGTGAGATCGCTGATGATGTAGGTATCTGCATCCAGATACTTAGCATTTGCGGGACTGATTTGGAACGTTGTTGCATCCAGCATCGTGATGTAGTTGTCTGGGCCTTCTGCCGTCCACGTTCCATCGAGATTGTCGATGATTCTGATGATCACCCAACCGTCGATAAGACCGACCAAAGTTTCAATCGGTGGAAGCGACGGGTCGTTCACATCATTTCCGTACAAGGTGTCCTCAATTGCTTCCAATATGAGTTCACCCATGTGTCTTGTGTCGAATATGAGGTGCGAAGTTGGTTGGAATCCAGGGATCGCCTGCGGGATTGAGGTGATCGACCATTCGAATTCAATTGCTGTACTATCAGACATGAGTGTTTGATAGTTCTTCTGAGACGGAACTGCGGTCAGGTTGTACAAAACGTGAATCTTGTATCCAAGATCGAGTCCATCCTCGTCACTACCGATCTTTGTCCTGTATGTCAACCCAAACCGTTCGGCAGGTTGATGAGTGACGAAGAGACCGTTCGAAACTTCGGTAATTCCTTCAAACGGGATGAATTCATCAGGGTACGTGTACGCCTTGAGTGTTGCAGCAAACTCGCCAAGAGCCTGCGCATCTGCGTACTTCACACCATCGAAGTAGATTGGCGACGGATCATGTCCAACGACTTTCTCGACGACCGAAATGATTCCGTTCCAGCCAAGACCCATACCATCCGGCATGTATAGAACACCTCTATCCACACCAGCTTCGTAGTAACGTTGGCCTATTTGATCCCAAGCAATCTTTGTCATCTCGCCTCCTTTCCGTCACCCCGTTGTTCCGAGTCTTGCTTTTCGTTGGGCATTCAATTCTCGATTCCTAGCGGCGAGTTCACCTCTGGACATCTTCTTTGGTTTGGATTGCTTGATGTTGCAGATGCGAATCAAAGAGAAAAGACGATTCAAATGCCACCGTTCACATTCGAAGGGGATGTTAAAACCCACCATCCAGTAGTAAATCAACTCCGACGTGATCACTTCTGATCGTCCTGGCGGTTTCGGCATGTCACCAAACGTCGTTGCCGACTGTTTCGAATCGATGTAGTCGTTGATCTCCTTGATGTTCTCTCTCGAAAGTCTGAAAACAGTCTCTTGTGGAAAATCTTGGGTAACTACCATGGCTTGGATGTACCCATAAACTTCCTCTGAGGTTTTGTCTCCAGAAGACAAGAAAGGCTTTTCGAATTTCGACTCCCATTTTGACAGGGAGATCAAAGAATGCTCGAGGTCTAAGACAACATCGTCCAGAGTAATGAAACTGCTGGTCTCCTCATCGAAGAACTCATCGCCTTTTACAACAATTCTGAGCATTCCTTGACCTCCTCACGTCAAACTGGTCACGTTCTGGTGAATGACCAGTCGTCGTCGGAACCTGGTGTGAACCTGTAGGAACCGCTCGACGGAACCGCTTGGATGAGCAACGACTCACCGGAAGCAGCGATTGTGACGGTTGCTCCACCAGCAACGTTTGCACCTGTGTCTGCCCGCTTGTACTGAACGCCAGCAACAGTCGGGATGGTGATGACACCGGTTGCCGCAACGAACGCCGGCTCTGTCGGTGTGACAGCGGTCTGTGCTCCGGCGAACATCTGGATGACCTCGTCGGGAAGAGGAAGCCTTGGATCGGCTCCTGCAGTTCCGTAGAGAGCATCTTCCAATGCCGAGAGGTTGGCAGGGTCCACCTTGGACGAGTCGATGGTGAGCATCGAAGCCGGCTTGAGACCAGTCACCTGAACTGGCGTCGTTGTGAACGTCCAACTGAACGTGATCGCTTCCGGCGTGTCGTTGATGGTGGCGTACGCCTTCTCCGACGGAGCTGCTGATGCTGAGTACACCAGATGCAGCTTGTAGCCGTAGTCGTCGGCGAGTTCATCGTTCCCGAGCTTGGACCGGTACGAAAGACCGAACGTCTTCCTGGTCTGCTGACCGACCGAGATGCCTGCCTCCGGAGTGGCAGTACCATCGCACTGACCGAACTCGTCTGGATAGGTATAGGCCTCGATCGTTCCGCCGAATTCCTCGAGCGACTTCAAGTTGAGATACTTGATGTTGTCGGCGTACAACGGTGTCGGTTCGGCGCCCGAAGGAGACTCGGTGACGGTGGTAAGACCGTTCCAAGCGAACCCTTCTTCGTAGACGCCGTTGGTTGGGATGTAGAGGACCCCTTTGTCAACACCAGTTTCGTAGAGACGCTGGCCTGATTGGTCCCAGACAAGAGCTGTCATGGTTTTTTCTCCTTAGAAGAAAAGTTTGAACACATCGTGGTTGAGGTTGTCAGCCGTATAGAACCGATCGAACACACACATTGGCAGTTGAGCGATCTTGTCTGGAATTTCGCTATCTGGTTCACGGTCGATGACTATGACCTGGTAACGCTTTCCATACTTGTACGGCTTGTTCCCAGAAAAGTAGGTCAATGCAAAGTCTCTTCTGTAGACGATGCAAGGATACTCCATCTTTATCGTGGGAGGCGGTTGAAAGTAGACGTTTTCGGATTCGAGTAACCCTTGTAGAAGGGCTTGAAGATCAGCTCGTCGTCGGGCCATTGTAAACACTCCCTAATGCGAGAATGAGGCGAGGACTTTGAACTTCGACGCTTGACACTGTCCAAAGCACTCCCTCCCATCGAATGTACCTGATGGCAAAGAAGTGTTGTGTGGCGTATTCGTCGGCAACGATACTTATGGAGTTTCCAACAGAAATATCGTCATTCAAACTCTCGCCACTTGCCAGTTTTCGAGTGTTTCTGATGACATCTCCGTAGTACGCAACTTCGGTAATGCTGTCGACGAATACGCCTGACCCAGAAGGCTTTTCTACGGATTCACCGTATCCGATTTCACCATAGAACTTTGCCATGAGACCTGACCCTTCTTGTTACGCCTCGTTGGTGAACGACCAGGTGTCGCCTTCGCTCGAAGAGAAGTAGTGCCCGGACGTTGGCGTTGCCGTGACGACTGTGGTTGTTCCTGGGGCAACCGCGTGCGGATTCCCAAGAGCAGCCATGGCCGTACCGTTCTGGTCCTTGTAGACCACGCCAGTCGTGTCGACGATCGTGATTGCCGAACCGTCGAATGTCGGTGCCGATGGGCTCACGAGCGTGTCCGTGCCAGCCGTCTTGCGGACGACGATTGCAGACTTTGCCTTGACCAACGCACCGCAGCACCTGGTTTCGATCAGGTACTTGTACTGGTTGTAGTCGATGTCGAAATCGTCGAACAACGAGACTTCGCCGCCACGGGTTGCGCCGTAGACGTAGTCGGTCGGGTTGACGATGATCGCAACGACATCCGGATCGTTCTCCAGGACCTCGACTGGAACGATGCTCGAAACCCGAAGCTCCGAAGCCAGTTGGTCCATCGACGTGTACATCCGGCGTTGCATTCCGTCCTTCAAGAGGCTGAACTGAGCGATGTACGTCTCTGTCGTGTACATCGTTGGAGTTCCGCTCCCCTTGTAGAACTGCCGGCTGCCGATGATCGCATCGATGATCTCTCCGGCACTCGAGGCAGCGTCGTTGATGTTGACGTTGACGGTGACGACGTAGAATTCGTCGTCGTGTGCGATCGGACGGATCTTGTCCTCTTGGATCTTGTCCTCGTCGGCCACATCTCGACCATCTCCGATCAAGCCAGCACGAGCAACTTCCTCGTCGAGCATGACTCGCATTTCGCCCTTCATCCAGGCGACCACGTCGAAGTCGGTGATGTCGATGATGTCGTCACGATCGAGCTTCTGCTTCTTGTAGACCGTCTGCGGGGTTGTGATTCGACGAGAGATTCCGAAGAACTCTTCCTTCTTCAGAGTGCCTTTGATGTAGCCCTTCGCTCGGGCGTCTTCGAAGGTCAGATCGGCCGACATCGTCTTGATGCGTGAAAACGGGGTCTTCCGGGTTCCACCCAACCAGCCGGAGACCCACTCGGTACGCCGCTTGATCCACTCGGGAGTGTCCGTGACGTTCTGTGCCTCTGGGAAGAGCAGATCGATGTTCTCGATCCCATGCTCGAGCGCGTACCCGTTCAGAGCTTCTCTGAGAGACCCGTTCGACCGCTTCGCCTCGGCGACGATTGCCACCATGGCGTCATGCGTGAGGACATGGCCTGTTTTGGTTTCGCCACCCTTCTCGAAAACGTTGTGGGTCATTGTTGTTCCTTCCTTGTCTGTTTCGCCGTCGGCGGCTGGTTCGTCTTTCTTTTCTTCTTTGCCTTGTTCCGTTTCCAGATCGCTCTGGCTTGCTTGCCCGGCATTGTCCAATGCAGCACCGAGCATGTAGTGAAGGACTTCCTTCTGCTTGTCGGTCATCGAGTCGTACACATCCTGGATTGTCTCATCCGAAGGACCTGCTGCGTGCTCGATTTCGAATTCGAGACCGGTGTAGATGATTGCCTCATCCTCAACCGTTGTTTCTTCGCCATCATCGTGACGAAGAGTGACGTTCTCGATGATTGCTCCGGGATTTGCTCCGGAAAGAACCAGACTGACCTCACGAATTGCTCCGTGAAGAACCATTCCAGCTCTTTCGATGAGTTGATTCGCCCAGATCGACATCATTGTGATGTCTCCGTGCTCCAAAGCGCTGTGGGAATGCTTGGCCTTTGAGGAATCGTTGAAGAATCCGTAGCCATACATCCCGTCAGAGCGATGTTCGAGCATGACGTGGCCGAGAACTTGCTCGACGTCTGTTCGACCGTGCTGCCAAACCAACGGAACCTTCGCTTTGTCCTGATGCTTGAATGCATCGGGCGTGATGGTTCGACCGTCAGTGCACTTGAGTCCCGCCTTTGTGACGTAACCGCTGAAGTCTGCTTTCATTTTGACATGTCCTTTCAAGGGTTAAGACCCAGTGTTCTTTGTCAATTGCAATTGCGGTCTTGATTGCAGTTGCAACGGTTGTTGTGGTTGGTCTAGCGCTGGTTGTGCTGCTGGCATGTTGCTGTTGACGAGTTGGTCCGCCTTTGGATCGGTAGACGGACGAATTCCCATGAAACTTCTGATCTCATTGGACGTCAAGATCTCATTACGAGTGAACTTGTCAGCGATCTCAGCAAGCTGAGCCACAGGCACCAGTTTGAACGGATCACGGAAGAACCGAATTCGTTCTCTGTTGTTCGTTCCCATTACCCCCAGGAACGACCTTTGCATTCCCTCAACAATGGCGACAAGAATGGGCTCAACAGTTCGATTGATGTAGTTGAGCATTGTCTGTTCGTCTGCTGTACCATTCATTACTTCTTCGGTTATGCCCAATTGGGCGTACAGCATTGTGGTGAGGTACTCGATCTGCTTGAGGAGGTTGTTCTCAGCGGGTCGATTCAACTGCGTGATCTTCTCGGTTCCGTCCGTATAGGCAATGCCGTACTGGCTACCCTTCAGTTGGAACTCGATGTCTTCACGTCTCTTCTCTGCTTGCTGCCGTCTTGCTTCTGACTTGATCACATACGGCAATTGAATGATCAAATCCAGCTTTCCCGATCCTGACTGCTCATCGATAGCATCAAGAAGGTTCAGCTTTCGAATCAATCGTTGAAGTGTTGAGTTCGGTTCATTCATCACCGCATACAACGGGTTCTCAACGATTGACACAAACCTTTTCTCGAGAATCAGCTCCTCACGAATACCGGTGGCTTCGTTGTAGAGTCTGACACGAATGTGTTTCGGATACCAGTCCACGATTTCTCCAACCCGCATCGTCAAGATGTCGAATTCGAGATGAATTTGCGGGCTTTGAATCGTGTCAGTAGGAACAATCGCAGCAACACCTCTATCGAAGAGAGTCATCACAATGTCTTGTCTGAACGCTCTTGGAGCCTGATCGATGTTCGGCTCAAGAGTCAGACATTGATTCAAACTGCTATCCACGTCGGTCAAATAGCGATCCTGATCGTCCAACTTTATGTGCCGAATCGGTATTCCCGCTGTGTCAACGGCGATTCTCGTGTAGATCGACGAAACGATTGAACGTTCGTTGAAAAACCGAAACCTTCCATTGTGCTGTGCTCCACCAGAACTTGGGCCGACGTTGTAGGTGATTTCAGGAAACTGCTCTTCATTTGCACGAAAAGCATTCCATGCCTGTTTGATACGTGCAATGATTGCCAAGATTCACCTCCTACCCTTTCGAAAGTTCCGATATCGGCTTGTCTCCGTGTGCATCCAGAAGTTTCTTGGCGATGAGAGCACCTCCTACAATGCCGAGTCCAAAGCCGACTGGCGACCCCAAACTGGCCTTTCCGCCAATCAATCCTCCGACCAGACCTGCTCCAGCAATTTTCGCCTTACGACGAACGCCCCATTTCTGGCCTTTGACCCCATGATGTTCGAAGAAGTCGTCGATCATTTCATCGGAAAAGCCTTGATGCTCGAGGTATCTTCCGACTTTGTCTACGTTCATTCGAATGCCTCCTTGTTGGCCTTGTAGGCAACGTAAGCGTCCATCATGGCCGACACGTTGTCGATCTTTTCTTCCATTCGCTTCTTCAGAAGCTTTCGGTTTCCGTTCGTATCTTCAAGAGTGACCGCATTACCCATGGCGAAGGACATCAGTTCCTGATCGAATATGAGCATTCGTTCTTCACTGAGCGTTTTCAATTCGCCAAGAGGAACCGATTCGGTCCTAGCCCCTTGAATGACCTTTTCGATCCCGAAGGACCCGTTTTCCGCTTCCCATCGACCAACAAATTCTTTCGCGTTGTACGGATCGAATCCAAAACAACGAACGTCGTACTGCGAAAGCTCGATGAACGCTTCGAGATCGTCGTAGACCTCCATCATGTCGAGAACAGTTCCTTCAAGAACCTGAAGACTTCCCTCGTTGATGAATGTGTCGTACTTGATCCGTGCAGCTCCTGGAAGTCGCATCAAAGTCAACGTTGTGATGTAACTTCGTGTCTTTACACCAAATGCCCCGTTCTGAATCGGGAACAAGAATGTAAACGCACAAAAGTCATCGCCCTGCGAGAGGTCAGCACCGAGAGCACATGGCATACCCCAGAATTGACGCTCTCTGTGTGGAAGAGTTTCTTC